AAAAGCTGCGGTTAAAAGGATACAACACAGCTCAAATCAGCAGCGACATGACTTAGCCAGCAAAGCGGCAAAGCAAAGATGGGCGGGTAAGAACAAGAAAGTCGCAAAAGGTTCATTGAGGGTATTTAGCACAGCTTTAAACGCTGCCGAAAAACGTCTGGCAAAAGCAATTGAAGAAAGGGCAAAAGCCGCTAATCTTTGGGCTGTACTTAGCGCTGAAATTCCTTCACTACAGCAAACGATTGCCGCACTCAAAAACCAGCAAAATCCTAACGTAGCGACAAGCACTAATCAAGCGGATCTTGCCACCATGATTTCCGGTCGATCTGCATCCGCTTCGTCGCCTGCTCAGCCCAATCCAATTGCCACGTCTACTCGGCCTTTACAAGCATCGCGTGCTCGCGGGGCGGCCGTTGATGTAAACTTGGAAGGCGTTGATGACGAAAACAAATTTCTTGACGGAAGTGACGTTGCTGCGGGAGAATGGCACTGATTGAAATGTTGCAAGTAAGCTAAAGTGCATCGAGCAGATGCAACCGTATCTGGATCAGGATGAAGCTGTCAAGTTTGGTCACAACAAAGCTAAAGTGCATCGAACAGATGCAACTATGAAGCATCGCTGGTATTTGCCCTTGATATAGGCGCAACAAGGCTAAAGTGCATCGAGCAGATGCAACGCCATCCTTTTGTTCGGACTGTCGGTTGCTCCCGGTCTCAACAAAGCTAAAGTGCATCGTGCAGATGCAACTCTGGAGGTAGAAATATTTTTTATTTTTGAGTCGAGATGCTGCGGCAAATTTAAAGTGCATCGGACAGATGCAACGCCACGGAATGGCAAAAAATCCGCAGCAGACGCTGTAGCAACAGGCTTTTAGTGCATCGGACAGATGCAACTGCCAACGTTTGTCAGAGCGCAGCAACCGATTTCATAGCAACGGGTTTTAAGTGCATCGAGCAGATGCAACGATCAGGAACGCAAACTTCCACGTCGTCGTTTGCGTCGCAACAAAACTAAAGTGCATCGAGCAGATGCAACCAGAAAGCGTTTAGGCGTGAATATGCCAGGCAGCGGTCGCAACAAAGCTAAAGTGCATCGTGCAGATGCAACCTTTGCAGCGTAATTCAGAAACGAATGCAGGTGGGTCGCAACAAAGCTAAAGTGCATCGTGCAGATGCAACAGATGTTAAGTGGAGAATGGGATATAAAAAATGCGGTCGCAACAAAACTAAAGTGCATCGGACAGATGCAACCCAACAGGTGATTATGCAAATTGTGTGGACTAATGTAGCAACGCTTTTTGAGTGCATCGAACAGATGCAACCAGACAAACCTGTTAATGCTTTTAACATTTTTTCGTAACAATGAGCTAGCAGTGCATCGCACAGATGCGACAAGAGTTTTCAAGAAGAAATCATTTTAAATATTCCATTTCTCGGCTCGCTGCCGGCGTGGCACTCATTACGAAATTGGCAAGGTTTAGGCCAATCGCAACCGGTCATTTGTTCATCCGGCAACGTCTTTAACGCTTCTATTGCTTTTAGCTTTCGCTTCATCAGATCCAGCATATGCTGGCGAGCGCTTTTTTCCGGCACGCCGATTTTGACAGAAAAGCAAAGGTCGGCAAGAACACCATCCGCAAGCATTTCCTCCAGCCAAGCCGTCGTCTCAATCTCATCATGATCTTCGCGCCAGACTGATTCCCATGAATCTTTAAATGGTTCATGTTGCGCATTCTTTTTACGAAATCGCAGTTTTTTGTTTCGCGGATGAAGTAATCCGTGCGTCCAAAAACTATGATATTTTCCGCTGCGATGTGGACCTAAAACTATAACGGCAATTTGCATTGGCAACGAATAATTGCAAACGGCACCTAACGTAGCCCATGATCGACAAACAGAATAATGCCGTTCATCGCTCCATGACGTTACACATACTACTCGACGTAAATATGCACCATCCGGCGATAGAAAACACGACGGTTTCCAGCACGAAAGCGTTTCAGGAATTAACCACGGCGGTTCCGATGGTTTCCGAACGGCCGTTGCAATAATGTCGCATAACGATGCCGCATGAATCACTTCGGAATGTAAATCATATTCGTGGCTATCTATTCCAGGATCGACGCCTAATCCATAAACCGTCTCGCCAGCAACATTACCGTAGTCTTTGCGATTTTTTTCAATTACTGCTGCACGAATTCCAGCATCAAGCATTTCCAAAGCGGCTAATTTCCGCTTTTCCCATCGCTTCATCCAAAAACATTGACGCGGGCAATGTTCAAATGTAGACAGTATTTCTGCGGTTCCAACCATATGTAATGCCCTACGGCATCACTTCTGACCCTTCAGATTCCGTTTCATCTGGCGATTCAGGTTGCGTTTCTTTAGTAGGTTCTGTTGGCGCTGGTTGCTGCGCTGGTGCTTGAGCTGGCGTAGATTGAAGCTGCTGTGCTTGCTTTCGTAATTGCTGCAAAGATTGAGGTTGTCCAGCGCCAGAAGCCAAAAATCCGGCAACAGAAGGAGAAACAGTAATTGGTCTTCCCTCTTTGGCTGACGCTTGAATAACATTTCTGGTGACATCTGCTATTTTTAGCCGTTCTGCATTTGGCAATTGTCGTAATCCAGCAACTTCTTCCGGCGTCGCGCGAGATACCCATTCAACAAAACGAGGATTCCGTAAAAGAGTTTGAAATGCCAATTTACTACCAACATATCCCCATGCGCCAGTTCTAAAAGCTACTTCTCCTGCGCCATGAAACAACGGTCGAAACGCTTCCATTAAAGACGAGCCAAGAATTGCATAATCATATCCCGTCAACCCTACCCGTTTTGCTTTACTTTCAAGCATTTTTACGCGTTCAGCTTGGACATCTAGCGTCGGGCGAGGCGCTGCAGCAACTGGCCGTTCACCACCCGGCAACGGTAACGGTTGCGTAGTCGGCCGTTCCGGATATTGTTGAAGCCCTTCACGCAAAGGCTCCTTTGACATACCTTTTAGCGCCGTACGCTTAGTATCAAGTTCAGAAGACAGCCGACTAATTTCTGGATCATAAGCCGACAGCTTTTCCCGCCGATTTGCAATCCCTTGTTCCTTAGCCAATTCAGGGGATGTTTCTCGCAACGATTGCGTTTGTACTGTTCTTGGATCGGTCGGAGAATCATGGAATGCTTCCATCATTTGCGTATGCGAAGCACGTGCGCGCGTTAATTGCTTAGTCATTTTTTTACGCACCGCAATTGCATCCATGGACTGATCTATTCCGTTCAAAATCATTTTCAACGAGTTGTATGTGCCAGCTTCCAGACGGCCACCGCTATACATCCGGTTAAGAGTGTACGTACGAAGCCGTTGTAAACGCGCAAAACTAGTATTGCCCGCATTGTCTCCCACTGGCGGCAGTTCGCCGTATTGCATTTCATAAAACTGACTGTAGTTTCTGTCGTTAATAGGTACTTCTTTGTTGTTGGCAATGACTTGGCGCGCCTTGCCGTTTACGATCGGCCGTCCAACGTTATCAAATTTCACCCCTCCTTCGTGCAAAATGCTGCGTACAATCGGAAGTGTTACTGGGTCGGCATAAGCAGAAGCGCTTTTCGCAATTGTCTTTAATGGCGCAACAGGCGTTTCTTCCTGATCTAACGCCTTATGCACTTGATCCCAATTTGCATCGTTTTCTTTTTCTGCTTTAGTTTGAGCAGCTTCGTGGCGCTTAGCTAATTCTTGAGACGACTTCTTTACATCATTTTCAAGACGAATACGATCTTGATGCTCTTTTAGAACTTTTAGATTCTTCTCCCGAATTGCTGCACGTTCCTGCGCAGAAGTTCCTGCTTCTTCTCGGGCTTTTCCTAAAGCAGTCGTTCGTGCTTTTCCTGCTTTTTCAATTTCACCTTTTGCCGCTTCTTTTACTGCACCTTTTCCAATTCCGGCAATCGTCTGCGCACTTCTACGAAACTTTTCGCTAGCAGCTTCACGAAGATTAGGTAGACTGCTAAGGCGTTTACTGGCACCATGCGTAGCGGCACCAACAATTGCCATGCCAGCCAACGTTCCTATAGCATTTTGCACAGCCATTCTAGGATCGGTCTTCACATCTTCCTTAAATTGATCTCGCAAACCCACAAGCGTGTTACCTGGATCGACCATATCGAGCAGATTGTACACGTCATTAACATTTCCGCTAGAAGAACTAGCCTTAAAAAATGTTGACGCGAGATCTTTTAAATAACCAGGCGTACCGTATAAAACACGACCCGCTGCCCGATCCACATTGCTAATGCCAGGCGTTTTCATGTTTTTTATGGTCTCGCCCGGTACTGGCTGTAATCCCTGCTGAACACGTGCTTTAGCCTTTTCCAACCACGATGGTCCTTCGCCCTGGTGCGCAAAATCCTTTTCGTACTTCGACGCCTCATCAGGATGCAAATGATAACCTGCACTTTGCGCATCTTGAACACGGCTAAAAGGAACCATCTTTACGTCTTCAGTTCGCGTAAATCCGGCATTTGAAGCCGGAAGCATTCGATAGAGTCCTTCACCCTTTGGATTTGCCGTAAAATCAGGCATAGCAGAAGGAGCATTTTTTACAAACCAGTCCCCGCCTTTGGCATTTGTCTTTGGCGCATTTGCAGTGAACCAATCTTGAGCCATTACTTCACCACCGCGGCGCCTAAACTTTTGTAATGGTCGACTTGATCCATAGGTACTTGCTTAATCATTCCATTAGGCGCTCTCATTTTTACCATACCGCCGCCAGCAACATCACCACCCCGGCCGTATTCAGCATTGAGCCGATCAAGATGCTGTTTTAAAATATCCACTTTTTCATGCGCCAATTGAACCATTTGCCGCATTTGCTCAGGAGCTAATGTCACACCGGACAATAAACCCCGACTATCAAACCGAGCTTTAGCCCGTTCCAACCACGGAGCCGACTGTACGGCTTCGTTCCATACTGCTTGGTTAATACGCGCGCCCTTTTGGCCACCGAGCGTCATACCAATGTGATTAGCAACCAACGAAAGCATGGCTTGCTGATCGTTGTGTAAAGCGTTCGTTAAGTTGCGATCCATCGTTTTCATCCTATCGATGGAAGATTCATAATCCTTTTTCGTATCCGAATATTCTTTTGGCGTTTTAAATCCGATTACACGGCCGACCTTAGGTGCATTAGGTGCCGCGGCAGTATTCGCAGGAACCGTACCTGCTCTAGGAGCTTGCGCTGTTGCACGCGGAACACGGCTACGCGCTTCCCCTGGCGTTTTTGGCACGGTAGATACTGCCGGTGGAGCCGCTGCGGCGGATTGCGCCGCAGACGACGTGCCAGCAGAAGTTGATGGCCCTGCAGCGCCCGGTCTTCCAGCACCCACAGGAACCGACATACGTGTTTCTGGAACTTGAATGACTTGTCCAGTTTCTGGATCATAGTAATGATAGAAACCAGTTGTAATTCTTCCCGTTAACGATGCCGGCGGCACCAAGCTGTAATTTCGAGATCCTGGAATTTCCTGGTGCGTCTTTGCATCCAAGTTTACAGAGTATATTTTTCCGCTTTTGTCGCGCGCCCACGCTGTTTTTGGTTGCAGTTCCTTTGGCGCAATCTTAGCGCCTTGCAACACGTCATTAGGTATTTGTTCGCCGGTCAGATACTGCCATTTTCCGCTTTTGATATCTTGTTGAGCTGTAAGCGTTGTACCATTTGGCAATGTCAAAGTTTGCGTTTTAAAACTTTCACCAGTCGGCTTAGGCTCTGTTATTTTTCCAGTAAGCGCGAATTCTTTTTTTTGCTCATCAGAGGGTTGAGCTCCAGATCCCATTACTTCCTGGTAATTAGCCAAATATTTTTCCCACGGAGTTTGCGGTGCAACGTATGTCGGTGCCGCCGTTGCTTTCCTTTGCGCCTCCGCTTGCGCTCTTAGCTGCGCCGGAGTCTGTGGCCCCCGAATCATGTATGCCGCACCTGTGGGAACTTTTTCACCACCAATATCCATTGTCGGTTGACCAATGACCGGAGGAGCAACCGCAGGCTGCTTGCCGCCACCTTTTGTCAAATGCAGCAAGTGGCCAAATTTATGCAGCGCGCCAGGCTGTTGCGCAAAAAGTCCGTTCCGGCTCTCGATCGCTTGTTGCAAGGCATACTGGGTTTTTAAATATTCAGGGGTTCCAGGCTTAACCGTCGAAAGCTTTGTCTGCAAATTACCAATGTCTTGCTGTAGATCGCTAAAATGAGTCTGAAACTCTTCGTCAGACAGCTGCTGCTTCCGCGCAGTTCGCTGCTGCGCAAGTTGCGAACCTAGATTCCAACCACTTTGCCATGCTTCGCCGCTTGCCATACATTACTCCCTACTGATTATCACCGCCAGAAAAATAACTTTGCAGCCCGCTCATAGCGCCTTTGCGTGCACCAGTTTTAGAAAGCGCACCACCGGCCGCTCCCAATCCAAAAGACTCGGCCGCTCCAACTCCGCCAGAAACAGCGCGCCCCAAAATGCTGTTTGACCAATTTTGCGTTTGCTCCTGCGACAATGTCGCTTGCTGGCCATACGCTTGCATTCCCTGGCTCAATAGGCTACTGCCAGAGCTTGCCAATCCGCTGGCCGAGGTACCCAGAAGCGAAGAGATCATACTGTTGACGGAAGCCCGCGACTTGTCGTCTGCGGACTGCATGGCAGCGTTGCTGCCTCCTCCGCGGTTTCCGAACTGCGCCGTTTGCAATTTGGACTGCTGGCCCTGCCCTTTGATATTGCTGATCTCCGGTCCCAGCACCTTTCCAATTTTGGATTGATTTCCACTGAGGATAGAAGACATAAAGTTCGAAGACTGCGACAGGTTGCTCTCGCCCAGATTGGTGGCAAATTTGCCAATCTGACCAAACTGGTTTATGTCGCCTGACAAGGTCGAATTTGAACCGCCAAAAAGAGAATTCCAGAACCCCATAATACACCTACTTGTAGTAAAATAAAGATGCCAAAGATATAGATCTTAGTTGGTTACAAGCATTGTTGAGAAGTAACTACGGCACCTTCAGCTAATTCGTTGTATCCCGTTATTAACGGGATGAAGATATGCTGCCGAAAAGACTGCAAATTTGCAGGCATTCCACAGCCCATCAAAAACTTTGACAAAAATCCAAAAATTAAGTCCGGAAGATGTGGGCATTGCCGATCATGTGCTAATGCGTACAAGGCAAAATGGGAGAAAAAATGGCGAAAAGAGCATCTTGAAGAGGCACGAGCCAGAGATCGGGCATATTTGCGTAGCGAACAACATCGTGCTTGGTATTTGCGCCGCCGCGACGAATTAAACGCACTAGCTAAAGAATGGAGAAAGGCCCACCCAAAGCACGTAAAAGACTTATCTATTAAGAAAAGGTTTCGACAATACGGAGTAACTCCAGAGTGGTACGAAGAGACTTTACGCTTACAGGGGGGTAAATGCGCTATCTGCGGCTCGTTTGATCCAAAAAGTAATGGAAAGACCTTCCACGTTGACCACGACCATTCTTGCTGCGGTAATTCGTGCCACGCTTGTGATAAATGCAGACGCGGTTTGCTTTGCGCCGTATGTAATACGAGGCTTGGAATTTTGGAAGACACGGATTGGATCAAGCAAGCAACTGCGTATCTAGCTCGATATAAATAACTTGCAAAAAGGCTTGACCAAAATCCCATATTCCCCCCAAGCAAAAACAAAAATGGCCCAGAGGCCACTTCGGACTCTGAGCCATTGCTTGTTCCCAAAAGGGGGGCATGCTGCTCGACAACTTCTTTCCCGTACAGTTTACCGCTATTACGCAAATAAGACTATCGACAAATCAACGTCAATTCCAAGTTTTTTATATTATTAAATCAAGGAAAAACAACAACTTCGAGCGTAATTGTATCCCAAGAAACGCCAATATTTGGACAAGTAACTTCCGCTGAAACTGTATTTGTTGCGCTTACACCGCATAAAATATTTTCCAGACTGGCAGCCGGAGTTCCTGAAACAGGCCCTCCCAACGGGCTCGCAACAGCACACATTCCCACTGTCGCTCCAGTAACCGTAGTCGAGCCATAAAATGTACCGCTTGATGCACCTCCGGCGTTAATCGTGATTGTTCCCTTTAGATAACCGGTTCCGCCACCTCCGCTTGCTGTAATTGTTTGATCCGGCCAGCTCCCCGTGATGGTGATGTTTGTACCGGCTACCAAGCTGGGACTTGCTGTACCCGTTCCACCATTTGCCACAGACACCGGCGTCGAAAGCGACAGCGTCACATTTCCGCTTGTACCGCCGCCAGTCAGCCCGGTTCCAGCCGTTACACCAGTAATTGTTCCGCTTCCGCCCCCCGTCGAATTGACGGTAACAGCTCCCACACCACTGGTGGGCGATATTGTCACATTGGTTCCCGCAACAATCTGCGTAACCACGTTTCCAATATTTGGAACCAGCTCCGCCCAAAAATTTGTGCCATCGTAGACCACCACCGCCACACAGCCTTGTGGAACTGGCATCGAAGCTGCAGCCAAATTATTATCGTAAGAAATCGTTCCGGTAATAGGCGTCAATGTCGCCGTACCGGCGCCATAATTCAAGATGCTTGTAAACCAAGGTACGGTAATTGCTGGGGAAGACGAGCCCACGCTTAACGTCACCGCAATCGCCGAGGCATTATCAAGAATAATGTATTTTCCGTAATCCGATTGCACCGTGGTGTAGGCTGTCACTCCAGATTGATCGTTCACGTAACCAATCGTTGTTGTAGAAGTATTAGTAACAACCGTCTCTGAACCCGAAGACGTGCTCGCCGTTGATGTTGTTGTCGCCGTTGTTGTCGTTGTTGTTGTCGAAGTTAATTGCGATTTTAACGAAGCAACCGCTTGATTTAGGTCAAGAATTCCCTGAAAAGCATTGCGATGCGCTGTTTTCGCCCCTTCGCTTTCGTTGGCAATTTCCGATTCAAAAGGATAACGAAACGATTCCAGATTAATTGCCATTGTGTTTGGCCTTCCATATCGTGCAATTTGGGCATAAACCGTTGGGAGGTGGTGTAACCTGTATCGCTCCACAACGTTTGCATCGCCGATCAGTTATCGTAATTTTTCCCATTATCCTCCACCTCCATTTTCAGCAAAGGGCTGCACCTCTCTGTACGCCCCTGTCGATCCCCAATCTTTTACTTGCACCACAAAGTCTTCCAAATTAAGTTGAAACTGCACTGTTGAAGTAAACTGAAACCACAACAACTTCCACTTGCTCGCGCCGCAAACAAGTTTTAATTTCGTCAGCGCACCGCTTGACGAGGGAATCGTAATAGCTGGTGGCCCATAACTGCCGTTATCCGCATCCGCCGCATAGCCGGTCAGCGTAATCGTAGACGTGGAAGAATATTCCACAATCAATACCGGCCCCAGCGTCTGCCATCCCTTTCCCCCGATCGCGGGAGTCTGCACAATGGCGGTTCCTGTTTCCGTGCCGCCGCTGGCTAGCTGACGAATGCTGCCATCGTTGCAACCTACCAGCACCCCTTGCTGGCTCAAACCTTCGTTGGTTGCGTGGATTGTGGCTGGCCATTCGTACACATCCCACACCCAGCCCATCGCCTGAATATCAAAAACCAGTGTCCGCGGCACATTGGTCGTGTCAACATAGTCGTAGTAAAGATATCCGTTTACAATCGAAAATTTTTGTAATTGCGATTGTGTGTCATCGGGCGGATAGATCGTTACACCTTCTCGCGTCACCGGCTGAGGAACGCTTGTTCCACCATCCTCGTTTTCATGCGGAAAAATTGGATACAAACTATCGTCGGTAATCGACTTTGACGCGCCGCCTCCAGGTGAAAAGTGAATTCCGTCGTCCACGCGAAAGAAAATAAGTCCGCCGCCCTCGATCGCTACACAGCGCGGCATAAACAGCCCGCGGTTAATGCTCGTGGCTTGCAAGGTCCAGGTTGATCCCGTGGTTCCCGTTACAGTGGCAAGAGCATTAAAAAAGTTAGGCATAATAACCCATGCCCGTCGGATCGAAAACAGCACACCCCGCCCCCCAGACATGGCGCCGTTAACCAGAGGCTCGCCAGGATCGGTTACGTCCATTTGGTTAGTATCCGGCGCCGCATCAAGATTCGATCCTGAGCACCAATAAAGTGTTCCCGGTCGCAGCGTATCACCTACACCAAATGTGTAGTTAATATTATCCGTGGGGCCAAATAGATACGGCAACGGCTGAGCGGCAAGAATGGGTTCGGAAATTTCATAAGCCAGATCTGTTCCATCAGGAACACCAGGAATCGTAATTTCGTTGACAAAACCGTCAGGAACAACAATGCCCTTATCCGTAAAGATTACCGTTCCGCTGACCGTCGTACCTCCCGTAGTGCTAAAGGTCGGGGTTGTGCTGCCTGAAATTCCCGCCGTTGTAACAAGCTGGTAATGGCCATTGGTATCTTCAATGACCCAGTCCAATGCATATGCGGTTAAAGCAGCAAAATTACTGGCTGAGGGGCGCGAAATGAAGGTATAGGCCAAGGAAGTCGGGGAACCTATTTTAATGATTGTTCCCGCTAGCCATCGCGTATTAAATCCAGTAGCTGTACCTCCAATCGCCCCCCCGCTGACCCAAGTAATTACGTTACTTGAAACTGTACAAATTCCTTTTTGCGGCAAATCAATCGAAGGAAAGGGTTCGTAATTGGTGTAAACAAGTATATTTGTGCCAAGTTCAGTATCCGTCAGCGAATCAGAAACTGGAGTATTAGTTCCCCCTCCGCCAAGGTCATCATTTGGCCCCGTGCAAACGTACGTAAAATCTGTAATAGCGGAATCGACACGGTAATAATCAACCTTGTCTACTTGAGGATCGTTCGACCAATTTGACGTAATGGTGTTTGCTTTGACAGGAACAGATTCCGCCGTCGACTCAGGCGAAGGATTAGAAGTCGCTCCCGTTGCGCTGGAGCGATACGTGTAGCGATACTGCACCTCTTCTCTAACCGTGTCGCTCAAGGGAAGAACAATCGTTGGCGTGGTCACGCCAGAGATTGTTGATGAGGCAGTGGGAGAAACCATCAAAAGAAGAATACGGCCGGAGTGGTACCAAAAGTCATAGTCGATCTCGATTGAATGAATTCCTGCTGACGCAAAATGTAAAATCACGGTCGTAACCGTGCATTGGCCACCTTCGTTGTAATAAGTGCCGTTATATTTCAGCGGAGCAACAGGAAGAAGAGCAATTCCGCTTACCACCGAAATAGTTTGCCCGTAAGAAGATATTTGAGATTTGCTTAATGAAACCGTTCCGGCAGTTGTTTCTTCGTTACCGGTCATGTATGTTGCACTCGCCGAAACAAAGGTGGGGCTTCCGCCAATACCCCAGATTGTTTGATCTTTATTGGTTAGAACAAATTTGTAATATCCACCTGCAGGAATATAAATGCTTCCGGTCAAGCAAAAATTAAAGTTTGTATACGTCGTACTGGTTGTATATGTCGATGTGAGAGGCGAGGCAAACACGGCATTTGAACCTGAAACAACGCCCTCCGCAGTCAATTGAAACCATTCCATCGGGTTATTTATAACGTAATCAGAAGTTCCGTTAGAAATATCCACGCCAGGCAATCCAGGTATTCCGGCGGCAAGGGGTGGAACGCACGCCGTTCCAAACGAGGCATCAAAAATAAAGGAATTTCCTGTTGTACTTCCGTCCGCATTTGACGTAGAGCGAGTTGGTCCACTTCCGCCAGAATCGTCTGGATTTTTCCAGATGTAAGACCCAACTTGGCCTGACGACGGAGAATCTCCCCAGTAACTAAGCGACAATGTGCCGAGTGTGGATACAACCAACGGCAATGCATTTGTTGTTACTGTTACCGTAATGCTAAAAGAACCAGAGTTATTGCTAAAGGTGTTTCCAGTCGAGTCAATGCCGATTTGCATCGATACGGCCGTGCTGGGAACAGTAATTTCTACACCCAGATTTCCACCCACGTCCACAATATTTTTGATATAAAGCGGTGCCTGTCCAGCGGCAATCACGTTGCCGTCGCCATCCGTAAACGCTCCAATAATGATCGATGGAACTGTCGACGGAGGAGACACTCCGCCCGTAGGTTGTACGTAGTAACCTGGATTGGTCGAGGCCAGCGGTAGCCCTGTGGCCGTCGGGGTTGTGATTACGTTTCCGTTGATAATCACCGTGTCCGTGGAATCAGGAATAGTAATTGTCACGGTGGTCGCATTTTGCACGTTTACCGTGTACGGTGCGGTTCCATCAACAGGTGGAGTGGTATTTGGGTACCCTTCGGTTTCGCCGTAATCAAAATCCGAGTTTGTTCCTGTCGGATAGTTTGTCCAAGGAATCGCCGTCGCGTAAAGCACTCCGGTTGTCGTCACACTAGAATTTTCGGTGGAGACAGAAGGAGCAAGTTGCGGCTCCTTAATGCCCATTTTGTAGCAAACATTATCCGACCGAACCTTCATCATACCGTTCGATGGGAAATTATCAGCGGTATGGCCACCGCTGGCATTGGTAATTAAAAATTCCGTTTCGAGAGTAACGTCTCCTTGTATAGCCGAATCGCCAACATACATCCACGGCTGCACTGAAGAGTTGGGCCTAAACGGAATCATCGAAACCGGATTGCCACTTAAACCAATCGCTACCACGGCAGTGCTAGAAAACAAAGTAGTATTGACGCCAGTCATTAGCACATATCCATTCGCTGGTCCGTTGGGCGTGGAATCGTTTAAACGACGAATTGTATGTAGAGCGGCAGGAGTCGTGTAATAAATTGTGACTACGACACTGTTGACATAGGTTGTGGCTGTTATGCCGCTTAAGTTATCTACTTCAAATACGGGTGTAAATCCAGCGTTGATAATTGCCGGAGTGACAGTCGCGCCCCATAAAGAAGTGTTGCCGCCAAACGTATATGTTGCCGCTGTTGTTGTTAGTGTTGCTTTATCAAGGGTTGCTCCAGAAATTCCAAGTCCAAACGATAACGATTGCGATCCCGATGTGGCATAAGCGTTGCAAGTTATTTTTATGCCCGCGATCGTTGCCGTCGTTGGAATTGTTTGTGCGCCAATCGCTAACGATAACGTGCCTGATCCCATATCGGCAGCTACAGAAACTGATGTAAATAATGAGGTAGATGTTGCATTTGCAGGATTAGTCCAATAACTACTGCTGCAAGTAAGAGTCGGAACGAGCGTAAACGGATTTCCAACGGTTTCAATCGCATTTGTAAGCAAATTGCGAAAGTTGACGCTACCAGCCGAATAGGTACGGACATTTTGAGCAATGCTTACCGATCCGCTAGGCTCGCGGTTTGGGGGGTGAGTTAAATCGAAACCTTTAAAATTAAGCGCCACTTTGCCCTTGTCTGGTAAAACAGCAATGGCCCAAAACCATTGCTGGTCTTGAGCCATTGCTTGTTCGCCACAGGGCGAGGGCATGTTGCTCGACAACTTATTTTATACTTTTCATTATTTCATATTTAAACTTATTTTGTTCCTTCGCTTGGCTGCGATTTCTGCCTTGCGTCGTTGTACCGCTCTTGATTTCGATCTTGCGCCTGTCCGCGCTGCACCAGAATATCGCTAAAGCTACCCATGCTCTTAAGTCGCGAGTTCTCCGCCGAGCACGCTTGAATAGCGCGTGCCTCCAGTTCCAATGCCGATTGGAATTCGGCACCAGCCATTTTAAAGGTCGCATAAGCCTGAGCTAGATCTAAAACAACATCCCAATTGCTGCGCGAAACTTGAACATAATCGGCATCCAATGACGGCACTGGCGCATTCGCTAAAACGGTTGCCCCAATGCCAGATCCCGTAGGCGCGGCTAAAAAATCAATACCCCCAATCACGATGCAAGGGCCAAAACTTGTTGGCGTTGAATCCCACTCCGGCGCATACCGGTCCATAGCGGCAATCGACGGCATATCGGTAGCTGCGTTGTTTACCTTTGCCAACATGATCCAGGGCGTTTTAAGCAACAAATTCAAACCATCCTGGTATCTGCGTAAGCAGTATGCAGCGCGCAGACGATCCGTGGCCTCGCTTTCCCTTCCCAAAAGATCAGCCATTGCCCCCCAGATCAGCACCCATGCAAAATCATCTGGAATATTCAATAACGTCGCCGTAGGTGGAGAAAAGGCTGCGCCCGATTTCAACACCACGGCTTCATATGTTCCCGGCAAGTTAGGCGTAATGTCTACATCCCAAGCAAGTGGCGGTTCTGAAGTCAGCATAAAGGTTTCGGGCGTTCCAGAACCTAATTGATACAATGGTGCTTCATAAAACTCCTGCGCCACTGTATCATCGCGATAAAGAGTATTTGGATTTCCGGTTACCGGAATATAGCGAACCCGCTCAACGTCTATAACTGTGTCAGGAAGATAGGTTCGACGCGTATTGGGAACTATCGCAACGTTAGAAAGCAACATCTGGTTGCAATTTGATATTTGCAGCATTTCGTCGCGTCGATGCTGCAAAGCTGTTGAAAAATCGTTGATGGTAAATTGCGAAGTTCCACTCCAAGTTCCTCCTGTTGGCGGTTCCAACAGCATGTATTCCATCAACGTATAGCAATAAGTATCTGTAAGCGTACGTATGCGCGGCGAATTGGTCAAAGTTGCTAGCGAATTCCAAAGCGTTGATGAATTAAAGACAAAGTCCTGTTTCCAAGTAAACGTAAGCACATTAAACATTCGCAGCGCTTGGCAAACATAAATTCCGCATTCAGTGTCCGTCCAAAACACATTTCCGGTATCCGCCAGCCGCGACGCAAGCTGTTGGCGTGCAGTCAGAAATGTAAGCCAGCTATACGCCGTCATTCCTTACCTTTTTGATGCCAAGCGCTTCCGGCTACCCTTTTTCCCTTTGCCCTTTTTCAAGCCACTAACAGCAATTCCAGGGAACTTGGCATGCACCTTACGCCGTACTTCAGCTTTTTCTTGCGAAGAACCAAACTGTGATACACGCGCTAATGCATTCTTTGCATGCGCACGATCATGAATTGGGAAGCGACGTCCTTTAACCGCGAACGCTTTACTTGGCAACTTTTGCCGCTTTTTGTAGGTCAACTTCGCCATAGCTCACCTTCTAGGGCCACAAATAAAAATAGCCCAAGGCCATTTCGGTCTTGAGCCATTGCTTGTTCCCTAAGAAAAGGGAGGGCATGCTGCTCGCGTTTTTCCTATACAATCATCTACCAGTTACTTTCTGGTGACAACTTTTTTTCTGTGTTTACTCTTCTTGGTTAAGGATTTACGTGATCCAATTCGACCTTCCTTTCGTAAATACGAAAGCAAAATCGCCTTTGCTTGTTTCTTGTTACGAACGATCTTTCCTCCCTTACCAGAATGTAGCTGATGCTTGCGGAACTTTTTCATGATTTCGCGAGCGGGCATAAGCACTCACTTTGCTGCGTTGTCTCCTGTCACAGCCGCAGGTTTAGAGGAATTTGTTAATTTGGACACTGTTCCATGAATTCCAGCAGAACCAAGCGCCGCAGTTAAAATAATTAAAAATGAATTGGCTGTATAAAGCTGATCGGACGGTATTGCCACCATTGCACCAAGTGCATTTAAAACCAAGTTAAGCGCTGCCGCTGTAGGGCCTGTAATATACTGCCCAATCAATGGAGACTGTTTTAATATTTGCAATACGCCATATACCACCACAGCAATTGCAAGAATTTTTGCAGCAGGTGGAAAAGTAAGTATCACCCCAAATAAAATCGTTGCCATATCTCCTCCTTTTCTCAAATGCCTATGTAGCTGTTGCAGCGCTTAAAAACTGTTGATAATGCTCAACCAATTCAGTTAAGTTTTTACCGCCGTGTTCCGCGTAATCATTACCAGGAAAACTTGCCCAAATATTTGAGCAAGCATTGATAGCTAAAGCAATTTCTCCTTTTTCAATTTCATCAATTGCGCTGCGTTCTTGAATCTGCCGAACAGCAACCGCATCTTGACTAGCCGGGCTAAAATCATTCAAGTGTAACATCAACTTATACGCCTCCCACCATTTTAGTTCTAATTGGTAGCGTCCGCTAGCCGTTGAAGTAAGGCGTTTTGGTCCAGTGCAAATAACTTTTGCTGGACGGCCTGTAGCAAATGGATGATCGATATAAATTGTAAAGATCTCTAAACCCTTTTCTCCGGCAGCTTCATCGCCAGATACAATTACGTCGTAACCGTCGTTTTTAGTTAATGGATGTGTACTGGTACCTTCGGACCATGCAATGGTATCGAGAAAGGCGCGGATTTTATTGTTAATTAGCATAATGTCAACGTCGGCTAAAAAACCATTCCAATGCTCCACCGATACAAGTTCCTAAAAAGCCAAACGCAGTCATAAATCCTCGTTGCTGATCCCGTGATATTTTTAGGGAATCTACATCAGCAATAACTTCACCTAGTCGCCCATTGGTACCTTCAACGCCAACAAGCATGTTCATTTTGGCGCGAAGATCTGCCATACCAACTTTTACTTCCAAGATTCCTTCCAGCATTTCTTGTTCATATTGGCTCGTTTTGTAATCCATCAATGTCCTACCATCAAACCAGTTATTATTTCTATGGCAAATACAAACCGGTTGCAGTTGACGCCCCACAATCACCCGTCGTGATAGTTAAAGTTCCAATTGGTAGCGTTCCAGCCGTAGTACAACGATAAACTTGATTAGTGCCGCTATTTATTGATGCGGTACCAACGACAATTAGTTTATAGCCAGAATCTGTACCATTACCTATGGACACATTACCACTGCTAAAAATAACCAAGCCGTCCCGCCCATAAATATTTATTAATCCATAATTTGATGCCGATCCAGTTCCGCCTGAATTAATAAAATTAAAGTCTAGTGCATTATAGTTTGAAACATCGGTACCTAATATTATTCTTGTATAATTGCCAGTTCCAATATTGGGGCCTAGAAATATTGCTCCTGTAATAATACCTGTTGAAGTATTAGTAAATGTGCTGTACGTGCTACCGCTTTCCGTAATTACTCCCGTGCTAAGCGTGCCTCCGATTGTAGTATTACCCGCGGAGCTCACGCTAAGCACGTTAGTTCCTTGCTTTACTAACTCAAATAAATTTCCAGTAGATGCAGTTGTATCCTCTCCACGAATAATAGCGCCGGTCGAGGTATACGAACCAAGAGTTTGATTTCTGTAAGCGTATAAAGTCGAATGTGTGGTAGAAGCTGTAAGTGTTCCATCCTGCATAAAATATCCTGCTTCATTACTTAAACTTTCACCTTCTACACCTGTTCCTGATGTGCTAGATCCGTACACACCTTCGCCACTTGTAGCATTTCCCCATATAGCGTTTCCGCTAGTGGCGCTTCCTTGAACACCTACTCCACCTGTGCCCGTTACCGATCCAAATACGCCAATTCCAGCACTACCACTGTTAATAGCAGAAAGCAAAGCTACATTTGCTATTGCTCCACTAAACGTATTGGTTGTTGAACCACTCTCCGTAATTGGGCCTGTACTTAAGCTGGTCAACGTGCCCACGCTCGTAAGGCTAGAACTTACCACATTACTCGCCAAGGTAGTACCGCTAAGTATGCTTGCAAGTAACGGCGTAGCTGATGCACTTACATAATCGGTGTTGGTGCTGCCATATTGCAACATAGGAGCAGAAAAACTTACCGTGTTAGCAGTGGTAAAGACTACAGAAGGATCGTTCCAAAGTATTTGTACTGACGTAACGCCGGTAGGGATTGTAAATAACATAAGAATACGGCTTTGACTCTGACCAACCGTCAAATAATAATTTTTAATGTTTGTTCCTGAAGGATAACTTGGATTAGTACTATCTATTACGATTACATTTAGATTTACTTGGCCACTAGTTGCACTAGACTCATTCATGCAAGCAGTTAATGTATAAGTCGCTCCAGGAACAACATCAACCGGCTCAAGCCAAACGTCTGCTGCAGTGCCACTTGTTGTGGCAACAAAAGCAGTAGTATCTTGGCAACCTACCCCCGAAACTACTGCTGCCGCACTTGTGGCGTTCCATACTGAGGTGCCCTGAACAAAATCCGTATCTTGCAAAAGATTTGGCTGGACTTTTTGCTGAAAATCATCTGTTTGTTCAAATATGTTTCCGAAGCCCGCCGTAGATGGCGGGTAAATCGCTATAGAAATGCCACTGATGTAATTGAATGTGGCAGCTGCACCCATTACCAATGAATTTCTACTAGGACTGTCCCAAGCCACAAAATCAATAAAGCGATTAAATGAAATCTGGCTTGCAACCGTACCTGTCATGTTGAGGTAGTTTCCGGTCTGACCTTCGCACTGAAACTTCGAGACAATATTGCCATCAATACTGTCTCCAGCGACTCCCTGAGACCCTGTATTCATCGTAATGCAATTCACGGGAGATACAGCCACAAAATCATCAATAATATTGCCGTTGATAAATTGTCCTCCCGATGTTCCAGTTCCAACACTATTATCCATATCAAGGGCGTTTAAAAATCCTGTTGTACGCACATGCTCTAGTTTTACAAACGTTTGATATTGTGTTCCTGTAGTATTATCCGTCAAAAATGCAATTGCATTTCCAGTTGTACCATTGCTAAATATGTTTGCATCTTGAAGAAGGGTTGTATCGGCCCCTGCAATAGTCGTGTCAAAAACGACTACATTGCCATAATACGGCGATGTAGAAACTGGGCAGTTTGCGTCAGCATTAACACTTAATCCTATAAGCTGACCGTTTTGTTCAATTTCAAACACTTTTGATCCTGCCACACAAAGCGCAGAACTTGGCCGAAACGTAGTCGCATTGCTCATAATTACTTTTATAGGGTTATTTCCACTATTTCCTACAGTGACTGTTGCAGCAATTGTTTGATTTGTTGCACCGTAACCAGTTGCATCGCAAATGCCGCCAGTTAAAGTAGTAAGTTGCGCAATACAAGCATTTAACTGTACATCAGCTGTTGCACCAGAAAACTGTTCTACTTTATATACATTATTAAGGCTTTTTGCAGTTGCATTTCCAATGTTGGGCGTTACTAGCGTTGGACTAGTCGCCAAAACCACACTTCCGCTGCCGGTCGTACTTGCTACCACAAGCTGCGACGAACTGTTACTGCCAAGAACCGTTGCCGATGCTGGTATTGCTGCACCATTAATTCGAACTACAGTCGCTACTAACGATCCAGATCCTGGCCCAGCAAGCACGTCTCCAGTCAATTGCGTTATGCCAGCAACTATATTTGTTCCAGGATACATCCCTGTAAGAGTAACTGCAGAGGAATAAACATTGGGACTTATGCCACCGCTTAACGAAACATCGTATCCTTGGTTTGCAGCCGCAAAAAACAGCCAATAGCCAGGATTGGTTGACGATGCCGCATTTGCGGTAAACGGATTAGTTAATGGCGTTTCGCTTGAATCGGAATAGATCGTTGCTAGTGTCGTAGTCCCGGTTAAATAGACCTTAACAGTGCAACTAGGGATAATACCTAGCAAATAATTTGACGACGACAAACCAGAAGTAACCGACTGCGCGCCGCCAAGGTTGCAATAGCCGTTAATCGCGGCAATTTGCGCTGACGCGCTTACGGTAAAAATCAACACGCATAAAGCATAAAGATGCTTCATCGCTTATTCCTTTGCTGTTACTTAATTGCAGTCGGTTTAACTTCCTTGCTTTCCAGCTTTTTCTCTATCGGTTTCTTCTTTTCTTGCTCGACACGCAATGCATTTTGTGTGTTTTGAACTTCCTGCTGAATCTGCGGGGCTTGGCATTGTAAAAATGCAGACTGCAATTGCAAAACCTGCAACTTAAGCTGCGCTATTTGCGCCTTTAACTCAGTTACTGTTGGTTCATTTGTTTGCTGAGAAAAAGCTGGAATAGCCAGCAACAAAAACAATACATATACAATCTTTTTCAAGGTCTTCTCCTTTTCGCTTTAAACTAGTAACCACATTGGTAATGGATGGTGTACGTCGTACTAGCCGATGGCGCGCCAAATGAGTAGCGGGTAAACCCGGTACTGGTTTCCACTGTGTAGTCCGTTGCCCCAAGTGACGTTGGTGTGTGCACCTCGGCCGAGCAGTTTGGGTAGTATGTTTGTGCTGATCCGTATAGCACTACCGTAACTTCAGTGCCAGTCGTTGTAGCTGTACCGGTTGCAAGCGTCAAATCGCCGCTATTAGTAGTGCAAGTGTGATTTGTTGCGCAAACGCAACTCGCGCCCGTGCCGGCTGCTACACCAGGAGTGCAAGAAAAGTTAGTAGAAACACCGGCATAAACTGACGATGTAACTGTTCCTAAAAACGTAGTCGGCCCTTGATAACCTGTAACTAAGGTGCAGTTTGTGATTGAAGACAAATTAAACCCAAAGGCAACATAGGTTGTAGTGCCAGACGCACAAACCACACCTGATCCTGTCCCAGTGATCAAGCCGCTAATCGCATGGAGTGTTGAAACGGAGTTGGCCGTCGGCAAATAGATATTTGCAGTTCCCGCCACTGTATTTAAAAGTCCACCACTTAAAAGCAACTGACCGCCTGAGGTCATGTCGATGTTATATCCACTTGACTTGGTCATATTCGGGTTGTACATCGCCAATAATGCGCTGCTGCCACCCGATTTAATTTTCATGCTTCCAGTTAGCGCTTCACCGTATAATGTCCCATTTACAGTCAGCGTATAGCTGTTTCCGCTTAAATTTGTTCCGTAAATATGGTTGTAGCAACTCGCGCCAAGCGTTACATTTCCGCCGCTATAGCTGCCGCCGTGGCGCTCACTACGTATTGTGCTAGAGCAAGTGGCATATGTCGTCACTCCAACTGTATTTAAGTCATAAATGATTGTCGGCAAGGAATTAACCGTTACTCCGCCACTAAAAGTCCACGTCGAGCTATTTCCATAGATGGTTATTGGAATTGCCGGTAAAGTTGCGGCAGACGAAACAGAATAGGAAGAGTTCGGACTTGTAAAGATTGATGCCAGTCCCGTACTAGGTAAAGCAGCCGTTAAAGCTGAAAGTGTTTTGTATGGGCGTTCAATTGTTCCATCTGCTGTGTATGTGTCTGTTCGGTTTGCGTCCAGAGTCAACATGGCAGTGTCGGTTGCAGGGTAAACAAAAGCCGTTGTGCTTGCGGCAGTTTGGTATGGCTGCGCGCCAGTGGAACCGTTCAATAAACTTGCAGCGGTGGCCGATGATCCTCCCGAGCCAAATGCAACATACGTACCACCATTGCAATAGTACGGAACCCATGTTGTCGTCAAAGTAAATACAGAGCTGCCGCTGCATGAGGACGGAAGCGGTGCTCCCGACTGAAACGACGTTGCCGTGTAATTTCCAACAATAATCTGCCCATGCGCCGCTGTAGCCACTATTTCCATCACAAATATTGTCGAAAATAATGCAATCAGCTTTTTCATCGCTCTACCTCGTTAGCAGCACCGATACATTCACGGGATTTGTTAAAGCGACTAGTTTTACGCGCACGTATTTCGTATAAAACGACGGCAATTCTATGCGCGTTACATACGAAGCATTTAGTCCGACCGTGATCGCGTCAACCGTTACGTAATGTGAATCCATATCGATATCTGCATCCTGAAGATCAACTTCAAAAGCGCCAGGATTTCCACTAAAGAAAATCTCTAGCGAAATACCCCACGGATAAAACGTGCGGTTAACTCTTTCAATTTGGAAGGCAATGCTTGCCTCCCCCACCGCAACCGTTTCGTTGTTCCACAAATATTTCTGGTTGTTGTCACGAATCAATGCAGCTTGTGCTGTTCCCGCATAGCCTGGCATTACAAACCTCCTGCATAACTGGGTATAATAAAAAAGCGGTTGAACACCGCAATCTCATTCGAGGTGAGATTATGGCCAAGCGTCGCGTCGAGCGCGAGCCTGTTGTCCAACCGCTCGATCAATCTATCAAACTTATTCCACTGACAAAAGGCCAAGTTGCAACTGTCGATGTTGCTGATTACGAATGGCTGATGCAATGGCCTTGGAATGCTTATTGGCACCCCAGGACCAAAAGCTATTATGCCAGACAAGCTCATGGAAAATTGATGCACCGTCTGATCCTTGGCCTGACAGATCCAGCGATTAAATGTGATCATCAAGATGGCGATACATTGAATAACCGTCGTTATAATCTTCGCGTTGCAACTGATCAACAAAACGCTCAAAATCGTAAAACAAGAAGCGACAACAAATGTGGCCACGTTGGAATATGGTGGAGAAAAGACGTGCAGATGTGGCAAGCGTCGATTTTTGACAACGGGAAGCCTCGTCATTTGGGATACTTCCGTAACTTTGATGATGCTTTTTTCGCGCGCAGTATGGCGGAGATCGAAGTGTTTGGTCAGTTTGCGCCAATTTTGCGTCATTAGCTTCCCCAGTTGCCCAAATTTAGTTGTCCAGTAACACTTGAATACGGCTCACCAAATGCAGACGGCAAACGTTGCATCTTGCTAAAATACAGATCCACTAGACTGCGATCCATTACGCGAATATGTTTAAGCCGGTCATCGTATTCGGCTCGCGCCGCTTGCAATAGGAATTGCCAATTCGCTCCCGCGCCGCGCTCCATCTCATCGCCCTTTTGTGATTCCTTCCACAAATAGAGCATTTCGTACGCACGCAACTTAACTAACTCGTCATTTAGCGGATACGGCACGGTGTCAGATGGATTGCTTAGCGACGGCCAATTCGCTTGGCAAGCGAACGTATAAGGGAGTTGCGTAATCGGATGCGGCCACAGCTCATACAGCATTTGGCCGTACGTTGTACTTCCCGCGCGCGTATCCATCTTGTACGGCACCACATACAGCGGCTCGTCAAAATCGGTTCGTTCGGCATCTTGCTCCGAAAGATCGATTTCCGTTCTGCTCCACCAATCCATATAATTGTTGTTGGTGGTATCGCGAATGTTGTACCAGCGCTTAAATCCAGGCGGCGCGGCATAATACGCTTGGTAGATCATGTATGTGCCGCTGGTTTGCCTTGGTTCCATCCATGGCCGATCAATAGTCAATACCACTGCGTTAGGATTCGATACGTTTGCAGAAATAATGTTGTAAAGCGAATAGTAAGGAACGCGTATTTGTTGCTGCGTAAGTAATGGAGGGCTGATTAATGCTGCTGTCCACGCGGCAGAAGCCGTTGCATCCCCTGTAATAGAGGTAGTAAATGGCGTAACGGTAATTCTTCCTGGACTAAGGAATTCCGTAGTCGGTCCGCCCAGCAATCCAGGCGTTAGCCAACCGCCATCAATTAGCTGGAAACTCCAAACGTTTTCATTCTGAATTGCAGCAAAAGCCTCATTGAGCTTAGTGGTCACTAAGCCAAAGTTTGTTCCCGGAATTCCTAATAGCTCTTGCCGCATGTTTTGAAGTGCCATACTTTGCCTTTAACAAAACGCCCCCTGCGAGTCGACCCCGCAAGAGGCGTTAAGTTTGTCCTTCGGGAGAAAGACTCCGTTAAAACTGTCCGACAAACGCTAAAAGCTGAACGGTTTCTCCAGATAAATTTTGCCCGGATACAACCTCTGATCCAATTGAAGCTGCTGCACTCACAGTCACATTGGTTGCCCCCGAAATGGTTACTGCGCCTGTCGTAGTAAGTGCTCTGCCATTAAGTGTGCCGCCGCCAAGGGTAACCCCACTTACCGTCAAAATGTTTCCGTTTACTGTCGAAGTTGCTACCGAGGTAAAAGCGCTTCCAGCTACAAAAACCACATTTGCGGCTTGTGCGCCGTTAATCAGCGCAACCGTCTGTCCACTAGCAAGGTTGATCGTTGATCCCGCAACGAACACAAACACAGCACTTGAATTTCCTTGAGCGTCCAGAATAATTCCCGTAGGCATTGTCAAACTGGTCGACCCAAAATAATATCCTGGCGTGTAAGTCGATGCTGTCGAGCCATTGCCACCCGTGCTTAGATTGGTCAGGCCAGACAATGTCGGGGTCAACCCCTGGTAATAAATGATTGCCGCCGTCAACGCTGTTTGCGCAGCGGATGCAGCGGTGTTGTCAATTACCGCCGGAGAAGTCAAAGTGCCTGGAGGAAATCCGCTAATGCTTGTGGTGGGATAGCTTCCGATGTTCCCACCCGTAATGACGGAACTTCCAGTGTTTGTGATGCCGGAGTATGCCAGCAACGCGTAATTAGCGGCTGTGCCAAGGCGTGTCGTGACAACGGAGCCCCCACCGCTAGTGCTTGCAAGAAACCAACGTAAATACCACTGCTGCCGAACGCCAATTCCCGTGGGATTGGCATAAACCACGTAATTTTTGCTTATGCTTTCTTCGCCGCCGATAAGCGCATCAATGTAGTAATTCGACAAGTTCAGTGTTACCAAATCTCCTGTACCAGCAACGTAAGCCGTCGGTCCAGTACCACTTCCGACAAAAAGTCCGCGCCGTCCAACAAATTCTGGATAGAGTGGACCTGCTCCGGTACCTTTTCCGATCGCTGTAAGAATCACAATTGCTCCTTGCTGCGACTGTTAAAACTGACCAACCAGCGCACCAAGCTGAACAGACTCGCCTGAAAGGTTAGTCGTACTTGTCACTTCGGTTCCGACCGTGCCAGCAGATGCCAAAGCGTAGAACCAGCGTAGATACCATTGCTGTCGTGCACCAGTTCCTGCAGGTGCTGGGTAAACCAAATACTTGCCGCTTACGCTTGTTACGCCACCGAGAAGAGCATCGATATAGTAGCTAGGCAAGGGCAATGTCACCAGATCTCCCGTGCCAGAAACGTAGGATGCAGGCCCAGTACCATATCCGACAAAGGTTGCGCGTCGACCGATAAAGTCCGGATAGAGTGGACCAGCGCCACTGCCTTTTACGATCGCTGTGAGAACCATGGTTGCTCCTTACTGCAATGACTCGATGGCAATGTTCGGGAGCAAGCATTGCTGCTTGCTCCCAATCGCAACTAGTCCTGGACTACCGGCACGCCGTTCATGTAAATCTTGAACAGATTGGAGGCAACAGGTTTATCAACCGCTTGACCAACAGTCGCGGCAATCGGAGATCCACTTGCAGCAGTCGATGTAACTGTTCCAGCCGCGCCAGTGCCAATGGTATTAACCCAATCGCCGACATTTGCCGTACCAATTGTCGCGTTGCCCAAGACCGTTGCCGTGCCAAGTTCCTGAACAAAGCCGTAGTTGCCCGGCGTAATCGAGTTCAAGAACACAACCGGCCGAACGGTGCCGACACCCGGCAACGCAGCATTACCAGCCGTAGCAACGTCGTAGCTAGTCACAAGATTCGGAGTGGTGTTTAGCTGCGCAGCGACCGTGCCGCCATTTGTACCGGTCACCGTCAGCGAGAACGATGGAACAGAAGTGTAGCCGTAGCCAGACTGCACAACGGTCGCGCTGGTGATCGTTCCCGTAGAGCCAACAACAACCTGAATCACCGCATTAAAGCCGCCGCCGCTGCCAACAGTTGCAGCAATGTTATAGGTTCCCGTTGTCGCGCCTGTGCCGGCTACCGTAATCACAACGCTAGCAACAGTGCTCCCAGCGCGCACGTAGCCAACGGTTCCGGTCTTCACATTTGCCGCCGTGGCGCCAGAATCGACTTGCACAAAGCGATAACGCCCAGCAAACAAAATGCCATTGGTCGTATATGAACCTTGGTAAGCTTCTTGGTTAGTAGCGTCAAAGAAATCGCCAAGATTTAGTCCACCAGCCGCAAACGGTTGGCCAGTACGGAAATCCGTAATCGCAGTCGGCGAAGTAAAGTTTCCGTTATTCCATGCCAACCAAGTAGGTACGATCGGTTGAAAGGGCATGATTTTCTCCTAACTTCAGGCAGTAAATCCAAACGCGTAATTGGAATGCCGCGGCTGGGTGTTGTATAAATTGGTGCCAAGCCGCATGAACAAAGCATCAATGCTCACGTTGTTCGGCATGGGCGCGCGCCGCAGTCCAAAGTTCCAACCCTTCTTATTTGTCGGGCGGATCTTGAAGCTTTCTGGCTCCAGGAAATAAAGCACTTCAGACGGCTGAATCGTCGCATTCGAAGGCAACCCAGAACCGGTCGGCGATACAGATACAGGAGCGCCATTCTTCGTAAACTGCGGCGTGGTAAACGAAACCGTCGCCGTGCTCGATCCAACGCCGTCAGCAAGATTTGTGTTTCCAGCCGCGCCATTGGCTGGTGCCAGTTCAAGATAGTTTTGAGCCTGAACGGAAGGAGCTAACGGATCGGCATAAATGTCAACGCCGTTAAAGTTCAGACCATCCCACTTAATGTCGTGCTTGGTATTCGAAATATCGCGACGCTGCGCATCAAGCGCAACCGCAACAGCCTTAAATCCAAACACGTTTGTAATGCCCAACGTCGGATTGCCGCCGGTCACTTTGCACTGCGACCAAAGCTGCATCAGCGCCGCAAAATCAATTTGACCAGTTGCGCCAGTCGATGTACCCAAATACAGCGGCGTGGTATTTAGCGCTGTACCAATATTTCCATTGCGCGCCTGGCCACCGTAAGTGGTATAAATGTTGCCGTACACCGAGGGATCAATTCCGTTATTCAGCGCTTCATCCAGGCCATTGATCGTCTTAATACGATTGTCCTGAACGGTCGTCGAAGAAGGCTGGCCGTGGCGGAACGAATCCATCTCTTGCATGGTGTTCATGGTCATAACCATGGCTTCCATGAAGAGCTGGTACTCATCCACAATCCGCGACGGGCCGGAATTGATAACGCCTCCGGTGCCGGAGCCATCATCCATTTCCCAGTCATCCAGCGGATACCAGGTCGCATACGCCTTCGGCAGGAACTTGATGCCGGTGTTGATCTGCTGGCGCGTAACCGTCACGGTCTGGCCAGGATTCACCGCTGCACCCTGCGTACGCCCGTACAGGATGCCTTCCATCATGCCCGCGCCGCCTAGGAACTCGTCCCAAACACCAGCACGACGCAACTTAGCCTGAAAGGGGGTATCCACGAACAAGTTGTTATAAACTACATTTTTGCGGACGCTTTCGAGGTTACTAGCGTCAATCTCGTTATACAGAGGATCTTGTGGCATAATCACGACCAGCTAGGCAATAGCTAGAACTTTTTGAACTGTTGCCGTATGCTGCTCCTTTCGATTTTTCCAATCAATTCGAGCTTTTTCGTTCTTTGCTTGAAGCCAAGCTGGATCAGATGCTTTGCGCCGGTAATATTCCGCTTTTTGCTCCCTACGCGCTTTAGCAGTTGGGCTACTACGCCGTTCCCGTTCCTCTTCATAAAACGAAAGGAGACTATTTTTTAAAAAATCCATCGAAAGTCCGCTTGTAGACTTTCCTTTTAAAAACTCCAAGCTATTAGTTGCATCGACTTGTCCCTTACGCCGTGCCGTCAAAAATTCGTAAATAAGAGCTATAAAAATACGCGCGCGATCGCCACAAATCTCCCAAGAATGGCAACCGCTTTTATTTAGGCCACGGATACTTCCGCCAAACCAATCACGCAACCAATAAAGAAGTTCCGGATCTTTTTGTGGAACAGTAACCATAAATCCGCGTTTGGTATGCCCACACAACCGGCACGTCCCTTCGCCCTCGTAGATTCCTGCGGACCATGCGATATCAGTCGCGGTAGGAATCTTTGTGGCTTCAAGCTCGGGTTTGTTTGGCCTTGTCCAGTTATTCATTGCAATCAAGCTTTCATGCCTAAAAATAAAAATGGCTCAAGCCATTGCTGACTTGAGCCATTGCTTGTTCCCCGAAGGGGGGCATGTGTCTCAACTTACAAATTCAAAACGTCGCCTCATTACGCCGCTACTGCTTGCTCCGTAATTTCTTGATGAATGGACTGCGAAGTAGACTGCCGACGTTGCTGCTCATTCAAATTCAACGGATCGGGGCGTTCATTGGCCTTTACGGCACGCGCTACATCGGCAAATCGCGATGGTTGCGCAATGCGAACATCCGGGTTCGAGCCAATCTTTTCCGCCCATTCCTTATCTTTCGCCACCAGTTTTTCTTGGATTTCTTTATCTTTGGCGGCTAACTGCTCTTGCAAAGGCTTTTGCGCAGCGGCAGCAACTTCGGCATCGTGTGCCTGTTGCGCTTTTTGCTGCAACGCTGTTTGCTTAGTAGCGAAATCATATTTGCGCGCCACATAATCGCGGAATGGCAAACGAGCGTTTGATGCTTCTTTCGCTAAGACATCAAAACTGTCGGGCAAAAACTGACCACCGCTCAGCCGCGCATATTCCTGCATTGCCCAACCGACATTGCTGATGCCGGCACCCAAGCGTTCGTCAATGGCCTCCATTGAAAAGACCGGAGAGCCAGGCGTCCCATCGCCCGTGCCAGCCACATAGCGGCCTTTCGCATCGCGTACTTGGTTGGGTAAAGCGGCTGGTGCTGGTAAGTTTTGCGGCTGATACCCTGGCGCATCCTGCGGAATAAATCCTCCGCTTCGCGCCGACTCATTTTGAGTTTTATAAAACGCGATTTGCGCATCTAAATTAGCTTTTTCCGTACCCCATGTATTAAGTGCAGGCGCGATACTTTCGTCGTAGAACTGACGATAGCTGCGCTCTGCGACTTCGGCCGCTTCTTTTGCCTCAGCGGCCGTCTTGCGTTCTTGTTCAGCCTTAGTCACTGCCTCAGCGGCGGCTTTTCTTTCCTGCTCAGCTTTTGCCGCAGCTTGCTGTGCAGCTTGGCGTTCCTGTTCCGCGGTCGTCAATACGCCGCTAAAAGCTTCAACAGCCTTAGCGTCGATTGCGGCGATTTGCTCATCGGTAAAACCGGATTGTTTCAGTATTTCTTGAACAGTGGCCATAACAGTGTTTTCTCCCGAATTTTTCAATATTGCGGTTGTTGACCCATAGGCGTAGGCTGCGGCGGCGTAATAAGTGCCGTCTGCATATCTTGAATGCCTTGAGAAACTTTTTCGGCGCCTGCGGCAAGACGAGGATCAGATGCAGCCATTTGCTTAACAACCTGGTACCACTGAGCTAGTAATCTTTGTAGATCGGTACCAGGAGCTTGCGAAGGCGCTTGCTGCGGTTGCTGCGAGGCATCAGGCTGGGAAGGAGTTTGCGGAGGCGCGCCGCCTCCCTGGGGGGGAGCGGCGCCCTGGGCTTGTTGATCTGGCATTGGTGTGGGTGTAGTCGCCATTTAATTAAGCCTTGATGGCGCTTTTCTTGCCACGGCCCTTGCGACCACGGCCCTTGCGGCCCCGTTTCAGATGGCTCGCCTTCATAGCTTTAACACGACGTCTCTTTGCCATGATGTTCTCCTTGGGTTGAAATAGAAACGGCTCAAGGCCGTTTCGGTCTTGAGCCATTGCTTATTCCCCAAGGAGGGGGGGCATGCATCTCAATATCTTTTTGAGATATATGACTTATTTAGTTGTTTGTCAAGCACTAATTACAAAATTTTTGTACCTATGCCTAACAAGTTTCGAACTTGATCAACTAAATGCTCCGGAATTTTGGTTCGCTGCTCCACATTAACTCCTTGCACAGTGCCCTGGTTATACTGAATCGCCATTTTCCCATTCGTTCCGATCGCTTTAAGCAATTCATCGACCTCGGCGACATTAGTTGGTAAACTAACACTTACCTCAGTCAAGATGTAATCTTTTTGAACTTTGATTCCAACAGTCATGCTCAATCTCCTTGCTATCGGCAAAATAAGTCATTCGCCTAAGATTCACTTACAACGGTTCTAGGACTGCCGCCTTGAGACCCTTTTTGTTTTAACTTTGGCGCTTTTGCTCCGCTCGGGGGACGGCCGCCGCCGCCTTTTCCCCCACCGCCACCTTTACCGCCACCCTTTTCACCGCCTTCTTGCGGAATTTGAATTCCTAGTTGCTGCATTAACTGCTGAGCAGCCGCGGCAGCTAAAATTTTGAGTTTTTGCATTTCAATTTCTTCGTTAAACCATTTTTCGCGTTCAGTATTGCCGGGAACATCGCCGTAATTCGGCACATCGAGTTTCTTCATTACCGTTGCCCATGAAATAGGCGCATTCCCGCGTTTTAGCTGCAAATACTTCATCTGTTCCTGCATCTGCGTAATGCGCAGCAATGTACTAGGAACGGAAACCAAGCGTATTTGTTTAGCAAACCAACGAGCGCGCGTTAGCCGATCATACTGGGATGGATTTTCCGGGAATACGCCGTTAATAAGCTCATCCGGCATATGGCTAGGAACCAGATCATCCGGATTAAAGTCGAATACCGTCCTATCGAGTTGATCCGGTCCCACGTATTCCATAATCCGTTTTACGTTAAACCATTGCAAAATAAGAAATTTCATGCGATAACCAATCGCTTTATTGGCTTTTTCAATTCTTGCCGCAATGCCCTTTGCAATGGGCCCAATCGATTCGAGCATCTTATCGGCCGTATCATTGGCCAGATTCATTTTCATATTTTGCAAGTTTCCCAAATCCTGCAATCCAAGTTGCGATTGCTTGCAGTTTTTCAAGTATTCCAAAAATTTAAAATGCTCACTATTAACGCGAACTTCTTCAGGCAAAATCGACTGCATGATTTTTTTGGGTTCGCCATCAACGCCATATCGAACGTCTTCTTCAAAAATGTCGAAGTGCTCGATTTTTGGGCCGCCGGTTGCGGTGTGATCGTAGCCGATCGGGGGATTTAGCGTAGCCGTAATCACTTGATCGATTTTTCGTTCAATTTTCCGAGTTGTAATTTCGATTGAGCCAACATCGCCGACCAAAGATCTTCCCAGCGGTTCCCACGCCCAATCATCTACGACGTATTGGATGACCGGCATCTTGCCGTCCCAATCAAATGCCGGGCCATCGTACATTGGCCGATCCAAGCCAGCAGAAGTGATGATGAGCCGCAGATTGGGATAGACGCGGCAATCTTCAACACTTGCCGGACGCATAAAAGGCATACCGTTATGCATGCCGCCAAAAATCATTTGGCCAACAAAAGGAACTTTGTAAAACCAGCTGGTGCCCGGATCGCCCATCGGCAGTTCAAAGCCCGTAGTATTAATACGAAGATCGCGAATAAACGTATAGCGGATCTCCGTATAGAGATTTCCAAAACTACGCCCTTGTTCGCCATAGCGATAGCGTTCAGCATAATCCAAGCGTCTCGCCTGAACTTGCGTTTTGTAGCTACGCGGCCCAACTGTTTGTAAAAGTCCCTGGTAAAGCGGAAATCTGCCATGTGCTTCTGCGATTGGCATGTAATCGTAAATTGTTACCGCATAGGCGTCTTGCACATCATTGGTTCGCGGAATTTGTACCGGAACAACATCCAAAAGCCCTAACGCTTCAAAAACAATCTTACGTTCGCCATATCCATATTCATCAGCGCGAACTTTTGGCCACAGATAGCCAATGCCCATCACGCTGGCATATTGCAAGACTTTTAGAATCTGAAAGGGAAAATCTGACTCTAGATAGACCGCTCTAGCAACTTTGGTAAGCATTTCTGCAAATTTTTTATAAGCAGGAAAGTCAGAACCATAGGCTGCAATTTCACGTACTTCCGCCAAAGTTTCGCAGAATTTACGGATGTCATACTTTAGTTCGTTTGTCAGTAGGGTCGAACGCGACTTATCGCGAAAAATCGCATCAAACACACGCAGATTGACGCCCAAATTCTTGAAGCAGGTTTGGCCCTCCAAAAACCCTTCGCCCTCTTGAATTTGTTCTTCAATCCATCCAGCGCGAACGCTGGGGGACGACTCAAATACCGGGGCCTGCCATGCCGTGGTATCTAATTCCATTCATAACTGCTTTCCTCCTCGGTAAGCTGCTATTGTGCATAGTAAAACAATTCGATCTTTTGTCTACAGCAAGTTAGTTATCGCCCCTGTTCGTAAGCTTCGCTGTGTAAATAACTAACACGTTTTTGCTTTGTACGATTTTCTTTTTTGTCATAATTTGCTAAATGCCGTTCCAAAAATTCCCGGTTAATAGAATTGCGCGCATTTGATGCCAACCATAAAATTTCCTTGCGTAGTGCATCCCGCATTGGGCCTTCAACCATTTCGCGCTTTTGATCTTCTATCTCGCCGTTCATTGCTTCCCATATGCGCATTCTTTCTGAACATAGTTCGGCTTCGTGCGCCGTATTACACACTACTTTTTCGAATCCATCTGGTGCTGGATAAACCTCGGGTAGCCCCATTCGCCATTCGCAAGTCATCGGATTAAACCAAAATACAATTTTTTTGCCAAGCACTTTACGCCTCCGGTTTATCCAACTTAAATTGGTTTTTTGATTGAAGCCATTTAGCTCGCATTTTCCTAAATTTATTTCGCAAATCTTTTTGCGTCAATCGAGACAATCGCTTAAATTCTTCAGGATCTAAAACAAATTGCGAATCGATTCCATCATCATTTACTGGAAGTAAGCTGTTTACAATTCCTCCGCTTTCCAAAGCTTGTAAAGTTAATGGCGTGGTCATTGCTTCAACAAACGTCTTGCTCCACCGCATCTTGCGAACAACTTTTGCGGTTTGGTCATGACGCTGCATAGGCGTCATCATAGTTGGATGAAGCCTTTTTCCCTTTTGAATAGCTTTTTCCTGTTCACAAAAAAACTTTTGTTGCTTTTTCCACCAACCCAATTCGGCAAAACAATGACGATCAAGTCGAACTATTTGTAACCAAGAATGACCTTGAAGTCCCCAAACACGCTTTTGCACAGTTATATCGCCATTTTTTTCTTTAACTATCGTTCCCAAATTAAAAACAAGTTCTTTCCAAAATAAGTGAACAAACATTTTATCTTCATCACGCTGAACGTTTAGCCATTTTCCCAAATGGATTAACTCTTTTTTCATTTCAATCCCATCCTCCTACAGCAACGGCATTAAGCGAGCACGTTGCGCGGCAAAGCGGCGGATTTAGACTCGTTGGCGGCGAATAACGACGTTGCGCACGATCCGCAAGTACATCCATGTCGTGAACCGTAAAGTACGATTGCGCGGCCGCGCGCACACGATCATCATGGTAGCCACTGCGATGAACCATTTTTGAAGCCCTGCCGGCAGCCTCATGACGCTCTAGGGTTTTAAGTTCTTCAATCAACCACCTAGACGAGGGTCGATACCAACCGCCATTTACAGCTTCCGTAAAGCGCGTCATCAAAATTGGCACGCTCCATACATTTGAAAACCATCCCTCTTTCTTTCCGGAATCGTCTTTAATTTTTTTGCTGTCGTATCGCCGTGGTTTGTGATGGTAATGAAATCCCATCAGCTTGAGCTGGTGCTGGCAAGTATCGCCAGGTCGGCTAATCTGCTCTACGCAAAATTTGACGCCCAGCGGATTTTTAGTTCGTTCGCCATACCATGCAGCTAAACATGCCGCAAAACCTACGATTTGCGCCGAATTAATTCGATTTGAAGTTAGCTCACAAACCTGAACGTCGCACTCATCGCCAAATCTATTGCGCGTCATTGAAACGCAAGTACGGTCTTCGTCTTCTTTTCCCAAGCCGTCGGCTGTATCAATTCCGCAGCTATAGTCGCAGCCCGGTTTTGGTTCTTCATAAACCAGCAGTTTGTCCAGGGTATCGTTTTCGTCTTCTTCGTCTACCGTTTTTAAGGGCACCAGCGTCCAGAAAAATCTTTGCCCGCGGTCCGAAGTCCAACTAACGCGAATATGTTGCTTTTCGTAGTCAATGATCGATTCATCTGGATAGAATTCTTTGACAATTGAATCGCCAGTAATCGCGTATGCTTGAACAGGATTTTTTCTTTCCGCTCTTCCATTGGGCTGGATTTCATAAACATACTTTTCGATTTGATCAATTACGTCAGAATCAAAAACGCTGTCGTAAACACCAGTTAGGGCTTCAAAATCATCGGCAGCCATTTGTGCTAGCCATATTTTTTGGGTATGGTTCTTACATGCTTGGAGATAATTAAATTCCCAAAACCATTTTTGCTCAATTGGCATCCGCCAATCCTTGCCAACAACTTTAGTTAAATATGAGGTGTTACGAACATAGAGTTCGCAACGCGTTATATGTTTACGCGTTGCATCGGTTGGTTGCCAGCCGCCTGGAATAGGAAATTTTCGAAGCCAATCATCTTCGGGA